ACGTAGGAGGAAACCAGCTTAAAGTAATTGACGTAGACCGCGTACAATCCAGCGGTAACATTGAACAAAATCGAAGAATCGATAGATTTTCCCGTATGTACCAAAATACACCGGGATTTTCATACTATCACGGTCAACTACACTTAGCAACTCGCTTAGAATTATTTAAAGACTATGAAGCAATGGATACAGACAGTATCATTTCTTCTGCTTTAGATGTCTATGCAGACGAATGCACAACCAAAACAGAAACCGGAGACATTCTTGTAATTAAGTCACCAAACGAAAGAGTACAAAAGGTACTACATAATTTATTTTACGATATCCTTAATGTAGAATTTAACCTATGGCCCTGGACTAGAAACCTATTAAAGTATGGAGACTTCTTTTTAAAACTAAACGTAGCAGAGAAGTACGGTGTAATTGGCGTAGAGCCAATTGCTGCATACGAAATGATTCGTGAAGAGGAGTTTGATCCAGAAAACCCATCCCGTGTTCGTTTTAAGAGAGACTTCTCAGCATTAGCTGCAAGATCGCACGTAGTCAATACCCAAACAGAAGAGTTTGAAAACTGGGAGATTGCTCACTTTCGTCTTTTAACAGATACAAACTTCTTGCCATATGGTCGTTCTATAATTGAACCAGTACGTAAGGTGTGGAAGCAAATCACCCTAATGGAAGATGCAATGTTGATTCACCGAATCATGCGTGCTCCAGATAAGCGTGTATTTAAAATTGATATTGGAAACATTCCACCAAACGAAGTTGACGCTTACATGGAAGGAATGATTAATCGTATTAAGAAAATTCCATTTGTAGATCCTGAAACAGGACAATACAACTTGAAGTACAATATGATGAACCTACTCGAAGACTTCTACTTCCCAGTACGTGGAGGAGATAGTGCAACTTCAGTAGAACCATTAGCTGGTATTCAATATGACAGTATCCCCGACATTGAGTATTTGAAAGCTCGTTTGTTAGGAGGTCTTAAAATACCAAAAGCTTTCTTAGGATTTGAAGAGGACATCTCAGGCAAAGCTACCTTAGCATCACAAGACTTTCGCTTCGCTAGAACTATTGAAAGGATTCAACGTATTATATGTAGTGAGTTGTATAAGATTGCTATTGTACACTTATATTCACAAGGCTTCACTGATGAGGAGTTGGTAGACTTTGAATTAGCTTTGACAGTAGGATCCTCAGTATACGAAAAGGAAAAAGTAGAGGTATGGTCAGCTAAGGTAACTCTTGCTGGTGATATGATTGATAAGAAGCTATTCAGTCGTCAATGGATTTACGAAAATTTATTCCAAATGTCTGATGATGAGTTCTTGAAAGAACAAGAGCGCATGGTTCAAGATTATAAGATTCAATTCCGTCTTGAGCAAATTAAAACAGAAGGTAACGATCCGGTTAAGACAGGCATGTCATTTGGTACTGCACATGATCTCGCATCTTTATATAAAGGTAACGGAGGAGTTCCAGGTGGTTATGATGAAAAGATGCCCAATGGAGGTTGGCCAGGTGCTGGACGTCCAAAGGAATCAGGAACCTATGGAAAGCACATTGACCCACTTGGATGGGATCCATTAGGTACTAAAGCGGTTAGAAATGTTACTGAGAGCAAAAAGGTTAAAGAGTATGGGACGCTAATAAAGTCCTTGAAAGAAGCAGCATTGAGAGAGACGATAAAAGAAAAGGACAATGACGAGCCAAATTTGTTATCAGAAGCCAACATTTTAAACGATTAACCGATTAAATACATATTTATACTTAGATGAAAAAGTCGAGCCACAATAAGATTAAGAACACAATTATTTTGTTCGAGTTACTTACGAGACAGGTAACGTCAGACACAATGAAAGGTGTAGATAAGTCGCCAGCACTCGCTATTCTAAAAAACCACTTTAAGCCAACTACCTACTTAGGAAAGGAGTTGGTAATGTATCAGACTCTCGTTAATGAGAGCTACAAGAGTGAGGCTAAAGCTAATATGCTAATCAACACAGTGTTGGGGGTTAGAAAGAAGCTTAAAGCTGAGGAGCTTAAGAAAGCCAAGTACGAGTTAATAAGAGAAATTAAAAAACACTACGACTTAGTAGAGTTCTTTAACACGAAGATCCAAAACTATAAACTCTTTGCATCTGTATACAGATTGTTTGAAGGAGTGTCGGTAGCAAAAGCTACGGAATTGGTGGATAGTCGCTTTACTGTATTGGAGAATATTACTCGCACCAAAAAGAAAGCAGGCCTAGATAAAATGGCTAACCTACTTAGCGAGTATAGAAAGCAAGATGAAGATGTACGCCTACTAGCTTACCAGCTTATGGTGGATAAGTTTAACAGCAAGTATGCAAACTTGTCAGCAAAGCAACAAAACGTACTTAAAGAGTATATTTACAACGTGTCAAACACAGAGTCTTTGAGAGACTTTGTTTTGAGAGAGGCATATGCATTAAAGTTAGAATTGCAAAAGGCATCAAAGCACGTTAACGACAAGGTTATTAAGATCAAGTTAGCAGAAGCAATTGTGCTAATGAGAAAATACGAAAAGACCAAGACAATAAAAGAGGAGAATGTTCTATCTCTACTATTGTATCACGAACTATTAAAAGAGTTAAAGCATGCAACAAAGTGATTTAAACGAAGCTAAGCAGTTCGTAAAAAAGTTTAGTAAGCTAAAAAAGAAGCTGAAGAAGGAGGGTAGTGACAGCTCAGCTGTCGGTGCCTACGCTACACCAAAAGCTTTTACTGGAGACTCAAGTGACGAAGGTAGTGCAAAAGCTACAGGAGCTCCTGGAACTTCCTATATTGTAAAGCCTAAAAAAGAAAAGCGTTTCTTCGTTGGCTACAAGGATCAAGGAAAATCTTTACCAGAACTAAACGAAGCCAACTACAAGCAGTTTAAAGAGGATGCAAGCATGCCTAACCATAAGAAGATCAATGAAGCTATTTTAGAGATTAATCGTAAAATATCAGAAATCAATAAGATACTTGAGCACTCAATAAAGTTAAAAAACGAGTCGCAGGTTGGAGATAATAAGCTGTGGAAGCGTACCAACGAAGCTTTACTAAAGATCCACAAAAGATTAAGTGAAGCTACTAAGCGTACAAAGTCTTTTGCAAACTTAAAAGAGATTGAGTCTAATAGCGTAAAGGATAAGATGGGTAAGTTGCTAATGGCAGCTGGTCTAAACATACCAATTGAGGATATTGACGTGATTAAGAGAGGAAACCTTCACAATATAGATGTTACTATTAACGGAGAGCCAAGTGCATTTGACCTTGAAAACGACATGTTAGTTTACCAAGCATACGATAAAGACGTTGAGCTTGGAAATATAAACAGAGAGCAGGACATAATAAACAATCTCAAGAAGATTTTTTAATATTTATATACATGAAAAAACTATTAATAGATTCAATCGGTTGTCTCTCTGTAACACCAGAGCAGATCAACGAGTCTATGGCGCAAAACAACGGTAAGGTAATCTTGTCGGGAGTGATGCAAAGAGCAGATGCTACTAATCAAAACGGTAGACAATATCCAGATGACATCCTACGTCGCGAAGCTGACAAGTACAAAAAGGTATTCGTAACAGAGCGTAGAGCATTGGGAGAACTAGACCATCCGGATTCTGGAGTAGTGAACTTACAAAACGTATCTCACAACGTAGTTGATCTATGGTGGGACGGTAGTGACCTAATGGGTAAGATTGAAATCCTAGGAACACCATCAGGAAACATTGCAAAAGAACTTTTAAAGTCTGGTATTCGTCTAGGAATCAGCTCAAGAGGTATGGGTAGTGTTAAGAACATTGGAGAAGGAAAAGTAGAAGTACAAGACGACTTTGAAATTGTTTGTTGGGACTTGGTAAGTAACCCATCAACTCAAGGTGCATTCATGTCACCACTTAACGAATCTGTAACGCACGACAACAAACAAAACAAGTACTCAAAAGTACACTCATTAATAAACGACATAATCTCAGTAATGTAATATGAAAGCGCAACAATTAAGAAAAATAATCCGTGAGGAAGTACAAAGTATCCTAAGAGAGGAGTTTGACTACACACACGTAAAACCTTTCAAAGGAGAAGTTCAAAAGATGGTATCGGCACTAACTACGTTGAATGCTAAGATTGAAGAGAACGGACCTTTGAGTGAAGAAATTCAAGATGCAATCGATTCTCTTAATGAATTGTTTAGTAAACTACGATAAGATATGAAACTCAAGAAACTAATAGAAGGATTAGATAATCCTAAGAAGACCACAGGCGAAAAAGCATCTTTCCTTGAAGAGGTAAAGAAGTTTAACGAATACGGATCTGTGATTTATCGCACAGAAGACCTACGTCGTGTAGCTGAAGAAATCAACGAGCTTGTAACTAAGGCTGAGGAATTGACTCTTCAAGAGACTCAAGATTGGTTCGACGAGATTACTGTAAAGCGTAACATTAAGACATTGCGTGAAGGTAACAAGCAGTTTGGACAAACTGTAAAAGAGATTTCTAAATTACAACAACGCCTAGAATCTTTATACGAAGAGATGGGTCACAATTTAGGAAGATACTATGAGCTTTAATATGATCCGACTTATAGACCTTATGCCTTTGCGTGAAGCTGAAGGAGATGAGGAAGAAGCAGGTGGAGGAAATCCGTTTGCAGCAGCTGGTGGTGATGAAGGTGGTGGAGAGGAAGGAGGTGAAGCAGCAGCAGCTGAAGAGCCTGCAGCAGACGATGCAGCAGCAGAAGAAGGAGGTGAAGAAGAGGAGACTGCCGCAGCAAAGCCAAAAGCAGACCTCAAATACCCTGTCAAGTTTAATATTGGCAAGGTAAAAAAATACAATAACGCAGACTTTATTAGTGGAGAAGGTGAATTAAAAAGCATTAATAGTAAAGGAATGGTTGTAACAGTACAGCCAGACAACGTTGATGTATTTGTAAACTTTAGCGACATAATAGATTAAATATGAAACTCACAGTCTTACTAGAGAATATAATCCGAGAAGAGGAGGATAAGAAAGCAATAAGTGCTTTGGATCAAGCAATGGGAATGTCATTTAGAGCATTGGGTGCAGAACTCGAGGCCAACAAGGATGAGATTCAACAAGACGTAGAGCAATCAAAGGCAGAGCTTAACGAGGCTTTAGGAGCAATAGCTATCATAGGAGCAATATTAGCAGCTCCTAAGGTATTAGAGTTGTTAACAAAAGGACTCTCAGCTGTAATTAAAGCGTTTAAAAAGATATTCAAACCTAAGCAGGCAAAGACAGAGGAGGAGCAAGAAGGTGTAGCACAAACTATAGTTGAGTTTACGCATAAATGGCACAAAGCTTATATTAAAGGAATAAAGTGGGTACTAAAGGTGTCAGGAATGTTTAAAAAAGTAGGGATCACAGACGAGGCACAACAACAAAAAGCTGCAGAAATAGTATACTACGTAATAATTGCAATAATGGCATTTCATGCTGGAGTAGGTGCGTACAATGCAGTTCAAGGAGCAATAACAGGATCAGCCCATGGTGGAAGCTTTTCATTAGCAGCTTTTGAGGCAGCAATGGCATCTGTTAAGACAGCAGAGGTGGTAGAATTTAGTGCAAAACTAGGCATACCAATAATGTAATTTTTATATTTTTATAGGTTTTGGTAGTTTTGTAGACTACCTATAAAGGAATACGCCATCAGTCTATATGGCGTCCTTTTATTATAATCTAATTGTGACTCTAATAATAGTCGCACAAACAAACCAAATTTTTTTAAAAAATGAACAAGCTATTGAAAGATGCAATCGCTGATGCTAAAGCAGTCCGTGAGACAGCACTAGCAAACGCAAAGTTGGCA